AGGATTTGGAGCTTTTGATGATAAGTACTTGATAACCAGAGCATCACATGATATTGGCAGCGGTTATACGACAAATATCGATGTAAGAAGGTGTTTAAATGGATACTAATTTTATAAAAAACATAATTCGTATCGGGAGGGTATCTTCTATTGACGTCAATACAAATACTGCAAGAGTAGCTTTTTCTGATAAAGACGATTTGGTATCTGGTAATTTGATGATTGTAAATCGCGGAAGCATGGTTGACAAGGATTACTGGATACCTGATATTGATGAGCAAGTTCTGTGCTTAATGATGCCAAATAAAAGCGGACAGGGATTAAATGAAGGGTTTATTTTAGGATCTTTTTTTTCGGCAGAGGACGCACCGCAGGAGCGAAGTGCTGATGTAAGGGCTGTAAAATTTGGTGATGGTACTGTTATAAAGCATGATCGTAAATCCGGAAGTTTAACTGTAAATGCTACAGGTGATATTAGTATTATTGCTGGTGGAATGATAACCATTCAGGGAGCGGTAGTTGAAATAAATTAATGGGGTGATGGATATGCTGTATGCGACAAGATTAGGCGATACTGATACAGGACATGATGCTTGCCCAGGAACTGTACTTGTGAGTGCCAGTACGGATGTAATAATTAACGGTAAAGGTGCAGGACGTGTCGGCGATAGTTATGCTCCGCATGGATGCATCGTGCATCCAGCACATACAGCGCATATCGCCAGCGGCAGCAGCACAGTTCTTATTAATGGACTGCATGCAGCAAGGGTAGGTGATCCGATAGACTGTGGAGGCAGTGTCGCTTCTGGAAGTCCGGATGTAATCATAGGAGGTTAATATGCAAGTTGGATCTATGGGAGATATCCCTTTTGTTGTGTCATATGGTAAAATTCGTACTTTTAGTGATTACGGGCGTAGTGGTTCCGGCCGCTGGGTAAAGCACGATTTGATTGGTCGTAAACCTGTAATGGAGTTTTTAGGACCCGACGTTGAAAAAGTTAGCATGAAGATCCAGCTGCGCACTGATCACGGCATAAATCCTGAAAGCGAGCTGGGGCGGCTGAGGAAAATGAGGGACACAGGCGCAGTTTTTCCGTTTATTTTAGGTGGTGCGCCGGTATCTGATAATTATTGGTTGCTGGAGGATATAGGGGAAAACGTAAGCTATTGGCGGGCAGGCGGTAAAATACTTTCCGTTAGCGTCGATATTACATTGACTGAATATTCTACAGAGGAGGTGCGCTGATGGATTTTGAACTTACTGCGGGAGAAAGAGTTGACGTAGATTTTGCCCCAAAAAATGTGCAAATGGAAATTTTACAAAATTGCAGTACAATACTTAGCACGTCTAAGTTTAGCGTACCATTAGACCGTGACTTTGGCGTTGACGCAAACTATGTAGATGCGCCGCTGCTATCGGCTAAAGCGAAAGCAGAAAGTGAAATATTTGCTGCATTAAAAAAATATGAGCCGCGAGTTACGGTAAAACAAATTACATGGCGCTCTAATGTGGAGGGCGTTTTAAGAGCGAAAGTGAAGGTGGTCATAAATGAAACTTAGTGATCTGCCGGACATTGAATTTGTTAGTGCAGACGAACAAGAAATATTATCGGATATCATAAAGCTTTATACGGAAATAACCGGAAGGACCCTTGCACAAGGTGATCCTGTCCGGTTATTTTTATGCGTGATTGCGGCCATTATCCTGATGCTGTGCAATAAGATCAACTACACCGGCAAACAAAATTTATTGCGATATTCGGCAGGTGCTAACCTGGATCACTTGGGCATACTTGTCGGGGCAGAACGTATTGGCGCCAAGGCCTCTGTCACGACAATTAAAATAACCCTGTCGGAGGTGCGGTCCGTTGCGACAAACATTCCAGCAGGTACGCGGGCGACAGCTGGAGATAATGTGTTTTTTGCTATTGATCAGGATGCAACGGTCATAGCTGGACAGTTGGACGTCTCTGTAGCGGCTACCTGTACTGTGGCTGGTGTTCTCGGTAATGGCTATCTGCCGGGAGAAATCAATAAGATTGTTGATCCAATTCCGTACGTCGCTGGAATGGTCAATACCACAACGTCGGAGGGAGGTTCAGATGTCGAGAGTGACGATTCTTTGCGTGAGGCTATTCGCGAGGCTCCGGAGGGATTTTCGGTAGCTGGACCAGTGGGCGAATACATTAAAATTGCCAAACGAGCTTCGTCTTTGATTGTTGATGTATCGGTAATATCACCGGAGCCGGGGCAAGTACTGATAACACCGCTACTTGTAGGCGGCGGAATACCGGGAAAAGAAATGCTGGATATCGTAGAGGCAGCGTGCAGTGATAGATCTGTAAGGCCGCTCACTGACCATGTGCGTGTGGCTGCTCCGGAGGTTGTCAATTATGATCTTACACTCACGTATTACCTTGACCGGGCAAATGAAGCTAAATCTGTTGCCGTTCAAAGCGCGGTAGCGAAAGCGGTGGAGGATTATATCGATTGGCAAAAATCTAAGCTTGGCCGTGATATCAATCCGGACGAGTTGATCTGTCTTATTAAAAATGCTGGCGCCAAGCGAGCGGTTATATCTTCGCCTACTTTTCGGATCGTTGCTGATAACCATGTAGCGATAGCTGAAAATGTTAATGTTACATTTGGGGGGCTAGAAAATGAATGATCTGCAAAATCTGAATTTAATCGAGTTGCTACCCACTAGCATTGCAAGCGACGAAACGATAAGAAATATCTGTAATGCCATTGCAGAAAAATTACAAACGATTAATGAAAAAGCTGAATTAGTTTTGTTGCTGCCACGATTGGATCAGTTGCCGGAAACATTGGTGGATGAACTAGCTTGGCAATATCATGTTGATTTTTATGATTATGCGGCAGATATCAATAAAAAAAGGGCATTAGTGCGCAAGGCCATTGACTGGCATCGGAGAAAAGGCACTCCTGCTGCAGTAGAGGAAGTATGTACAGCTGTTTTTAAATCAGCAAAAGTTTATGAGAATTGGGAATATGGTGGGAAACCATATCATTTTCAGGTAAGAATGATTTCAGAAGGCATTCCAGATAAATCTGTTTTGGACAATTTGTATAGGGCAATTAAAGAAAGTAAGAATGTTAGGAGTTGGCTTGACGCTTTAAGTTTTGACCGTCAAATAGCTGGCTCCTTATTTGTTGGAGGGGTCTATTCTTCAATGAGAAAAGTGGAGATTTTCCCATCACAGATAAAACCACAGATTTTAAATATCAATAATTATTTTGGAGCTGCAATTTATGTACACAAAGGAGTTGAAGTAACATGCCAAACTGGGCAAATTTAATGTTGACTAAACAAGGAAAGGTATTACAGGCAAAAGCTATTGCTGGTAGTACATTAACGATCACTAAGATGAAATTGGGTTCTGGTATTATTCCAGATGGAGTATCGCCAGAAGATCTTACTGATTTGATTCAACCCAAACAAGCTTTAGGATTAACGGCAATCAGTGTTAATCAGAGTATTGTTACTAATGCTGAACTTTCAGAAGGATATTATATTCGTGAATGTGGTGTATTTGCAAATGATCCTGATGTTGGGGAAATAATGTATGCGATAATGACAGATACATCTCCTGATTTTCTGCCTTCCGCATCAAGCTCTGTTGTGATTTCAGAAGAATTTAGTATTAATGTAGTAACGGAAAACATGGCGAATATAACAGCGATTATTGATCCTGAAGGTATAGTAACAGTGGCTAATGCAAGAAAAATTGCAGAGGATAAAGTTACTGAGCATAATGAAGATACAGAGGCTCATCCAAATGACTTTAATTTAAAAGGCATTACTATTGGCAAAGGTAATGTTATTGCAACTAAAAAGGGAGATTTACTAACTCTTTTGGCAGGGAAAGGAATTAATTTACTTAGTGATATTAAAAATAAGATAATCACGATCGTTGGAAAAAGTAAGAATGCATGGAATCCGAATGAGAAAATTATAGCTGGAGATATAAGATATACCGAAGACGGTAACGGTCCAAGCTGGGCTTATTTGTTATGTAAAACTGCAGGAAATACAGGTACCGTTGAACCGACTTTAGAAGCTAATGCTATTGTAGGACAGGAGATAAATGACGGCAGTGTTGTATGGACGGTACAAAATATTAGGCCTACTGCTTTAGATTCATATCCGGTAGGCAGTATATATATGTCTGTAAATTCGACATCACCTGCAGATCTTTTTGGCGGTACGTGGGAGGCAATGCCGGCAGGACGTGTTTTGCTGGCACAGGGGACATCAGAATGGGGAGTAGAATACAAAGCTGGCAGTACCGGTGGCGAACACGAACATCAGTTATCTGTCGGGGAAATACCACGATTTACTCCTACGGGAACATTAAGCTCTGCTGCTCTTACAGGTTATCAAAATTTTTGGAGCGTCACATGGAATGATGGCGGACCATTAGGTGGAGCAAGTGGAATAATCTCCCAGAGCACATACGATGGAACTCCAGGCTGGGTTGGTGCTAGTACCGGTAGTCAAAAGCCAGGCAGGTCTAGTATTAATGCGTCGCACGCACATAAATTAACCTTTGAATCAATCGGCGGCGACAGCGCTCATAATATTATGCAGCCGTACCTGTCTGTTTTTATGTGGAAGCGCACGGCATAAGGAGGAAGTCACAAATGCAAGATTTAATTATTTATAACGAAAATCAGGTCATTATACAAGCTAATAGCAAAACATATCAAGAAACAAAAGAAAATTTTCTTGCTGACTATGAGGAAAAAGTCAATTATCAAACTATTGATTATAATCGAACAACGCAAACTTGCTGGTTAAACGGTGAAGCATTTCAAGCGTATCCAAACACAGTATGTGAGGATATTTTGAATAGCATTGATACACTTTTGGAAAAGCAGGCGAAGCGTGAATATATAGTGCCTACCATTGATGAACTTAAAGCTATCAAGCTGTCAGAGGTAGACGCTTGGACTGAAAGGAAAATCACAGGCGGTTTTATATCTGAATGCACTGGTGAGATAGTAAGATATGATAGCGATAAGGACACGCAGCTTACAGTGTCTAGTGATCTTAATACAATCAATTCAGCTCTAGATAAGTTTTCAGAACATTATCCAGAAGGTTATCCAATGCGTGGCTATCCAGAAGGTAGATTAGATAAAAGCGTATATTATTTAAGCGTAGAACAATTGATTAAGTGGAACGTAGATTTAGGTTTACACAGAGGGAAATGTAAGCAGCAAGGTTGGGAAAAACAGGCAGAGATAAAAGCAGCAAAAAGTAAAGAGGAATTGGATATAATCTATATTGAGTAAATTAGCAGGAAATAATAAAAAGATGTCGAATTTTGCTAATAAAGAATAAAATAGAAAAGGTGAATATCATAGATACTATAAAATTATCTTTAATTGTTCCTGTTTATGGTGTTGAAAAATATATTCATAAATTTTTAATATCACTGAGTAAAAATTTAATAGATGGCGTTGAAGCTATCCTTGTAGACGATGGTAGTAGAGATAATTGTGGCGCTATAATAGATGACTATCAGGCGAAGTATCCTAAGTTTGTAAAAGTCATACACAAAGAAAATGGCGGTGTAAGTACGGCTAGGAATGCAGGGGTGGCTATCGCAAAAGGTGAATATATTATTTTTACTGACCCGGATGACTATTTAGCGGATTCTTATGTTAAAGATATTTTGGCAGCAATAGAGGAATATAATTATCCTGATATGGTGTTTTTTGATTATATGACTGGCCATGCTGGAAATTTTAAGCTAAAAACAGTGTCATTTACTGAAGGTAATATTGACAAAGAAACATTTTTGGAAGAATTTGGTAATAATAAAATAGAATCTCAATTATGGTCTAAAGCGATACGTAAAGCCTTTTTTCATAGATATTCTTTTGAAAAAAGTGTTGGTTGTGGTGAGGATTATTTGTTACTTACTGATTTAATTTTAGACCTTAACTCTATAGTGTACATAAAAAAACCTTTATATTATTATGTGTTACGGCAAGATTCTTTAACTGGTAGTGCAAGTCCATCTGAAAAAATAAAAATGCTTGATATGTTTGTAGAACGATATAAAAGGTATAAAAAACTTGTAGATAATATAAGTATTGCTTCTGCTGCAAATTATGCTTATGGTATTTTAAGAAATGCGTCAATTGATGACTATAATAATGATGATATCGTTTATTGTGAAAAGTTTATAAAAAGTAATATTTGGGACATAATAACAGATAAAGGAAAGGATTTCAGTATTCAAAATAAAAAGCATTGCTTGTTCGTTTATTTAGGTATTGCAAAATATTATAATACATGGAAACGTAAATTTAAGAAATGAGCTCTATATTTAAAAGCGCACTTTTAAAAGTGCGCTTTTTTTATGAAATTTATAGCAGGAGGCAAAAATGAACTGGGAATCTTTTAAATTTGCGGCTATCGGAGCTGCTCAAACTTTAGCACAAGGTTGGTCATATAAAGCCTTAATAGCGGCAATGTTGGCTATGATTTTGCATAAGCACGCTATATTGTTTTATAGCTTTGCTTTTTTAGTATTTATTGATTGTTTTACAAAATGGGTATCGATATCCTATCTGCATCTAAAAGATAGTGGTATTGAAAATCCGACTATTCTAGAATCTATTAAAGGAATAAAAAAAGCCAGAGCTGCCAAAAAGATAAAAAGTGAAGTTATGAAACACCGTTTCCTTGGGAAAATCGGTGTTTATTTAATTTGTGCGTTGTCTGCAGCTGTCGTTGATGTAGTTATGAGAGTTTTAGATAAACCTACTTGGGCAGTTATGACGGTTATTGGATATCTTGTTGTAACTGAGCTGCTTAGTATTATTGAAAACTTAAATGATGCTGGCGTGGAAGCTATGAGTGGATTGATTGTTTTTGTTAAAAAGAAACTATGATTTCTAATTTTTTTATGGAGTGTGATTAATATGGCTTTGTATGTAAGTAAACATTGGAGCGTAACGGAGTGGGATTGTCTGCAACGTAGCAGGAATGAGTATGCATGGGACGAAAATGGTCGACTATGTACAAATGATGAAAAGACTGCTAACTTATTTCGGTTGCTTGATATGCTGAGGGATTGGAATTCTAATTGGGTTATTAATACTACTAATGCTGGTTATAAAAGTGGCTTTAGAACGATAGAAGTGAACTTAGCTGTTGGTGGAGAGCCTAACAGCTATCACACCCGTGGCTGTGCGGCCGACATCCATATATCCGGGCAGGACGATACGGATACTGCTTTGGCAGATACCGTTGTTGCTGCAGCTAAAGCATGGGGCATTGAAGATCAGCTGGGGATTGGTTATTATGGTGATTGGATTCATGTGGATACCAGGGGGTATACTTCAAGGTGGTAATAAACACCTTTAAAATTTTAGTTAAATTAAAGGTGTTGAGATGATAGCTTTATGCGGTAAATATGTTCCCGGCATTAATGTCGGGAACATATTATGTGGGCTGTAATTTAGGTTGCAAGCTGTTTCGAGTAGTTGCAAGTAGTTTCAAGTAAAGCTTTCATACGATTCTCGTGTGATTTAAGTTGCTGAAAAACGTATATTGAAATCAAAACCAACGAGAAACGGCATAGCAACGTCGTTTTTAACATGCTGGCAATTTACTGTTTCTCGTTTTTCTCGTGCCAAATTATCAGGAATGAAATATAAAATATATGATTTTTAATTGTTTTTGTTGAATAAAACGTACATAATGTGTTATACTTTGGGTACAGAAAGAAGAGACTTGTGGCAAAGTGATCATGGGTCTTATTTTTGTATCTTTATTGCTTTTTGCTAAATTTACAG